GCCCACCGAAGAGATTATACTCTGGAATATTCCGGAATTTAAAGTGGAATATGCCCCTGCCTCTCCGATTACACTATGAATCATCTGACTTGGGTAGCATTCACTCCAAGCCAGTGCCGTGCTGTTGTAATGTTCCAACTTCAACTGATGAAAGTCATCAGCTGCCATTGCTCCAGCACTCGCAAGATCACCAACATTAATAATGAAGGTCACTGTTTCATAACCTTGTCGATCAACTGCAATACCCGCATGAGCAGGGGGATCAGTCGTTATAAATGGAGCCAACGCCTGAAAAAATTTGAAATTTGAATATCCGTCTCTCATTATATGATACCTCCTTTATAGCTTTATTATGCGCTGATTATACCAAGTTTAATTGCCTGATAATTGGTTACATCTCCACCAACGCGTTTACGAGTATAAAATTCAACATACGGCTTTACCGTAAACGGATCACGCTGAATGGTAATTCCCAGACGATCAACTATGGTATATGCCTCTGCCCAATCAGCCAACGCAACTGACAATGCAGATCCAGTCACAGTAGGCATAGTGGTTGACATTCTCACCGGCAATCCAAGAATAGTACTGGCTTTATCTTCAGCCATACCAGGCTTCCAGATATAATCCCCGGCGCCATCTTTCAGATACATGGCATCCGCTACGGTCAGTCGATTCATCAACCAAGTCCCCCTGGTCAGATAATACTCAACCAGACTATACTTAACCGCGATAAAGCCATCAGCGGTTAATGCAGTAGCGTGTTTCATTGCTACCTGCTCAACCTGCCCCCAGCCGGTTCCACTTGCGTAGGTCAGAAACCCTCTGGGCTTTCCAACCCCATCACCGGATACAAATGCGGCACCCTCACCTCTAAGAAATCGACTGGCAACTTTATCAGCCAACCAATTCTCAATATTAATGCCTGAATCCTCAAGCAAAGTCTGGGTAGCCCTTGGCTTGGCGTAAATCACATGCACTGGAATCCGCTTTTTATACAATTGCGGGGTGCTTGTCTCAGCTCCAGTTTCTGTCTCACCTTCCCAGCCCCAGCCGGCCTCATCCCAATCAACGAGCCATTCAATCGCGCCGGTTGAAATGGTTTCCACATTCGCCAACTGCCTAAGAGGATCTCCCTCAAAGAGTTTAGCAATTGTCCGATTACTCATAACTGGAGTAACAGTATACCCGCCATCAGGATCAATACCTACAGAGAGTGCTTTAAGATGATCTGGCATTGACAACCGTTCATCTTTTCGCAGGAACATCTCGAATGCTTTGCTATACGCTTTATACTCATCAACATTAATTTCCATAGCATTCACTCGATCGTAAGTAGCTCCCTTATCCGACTTGTCCCGAACAACCAGACAATGGATCAAAAACTCCTTTGCTTCTGCATGTGCCTTGGCGATTGCCTCTTCAGTCGTATTAGGATCAGACTTAGGAGTCCTTTTCAGTGCCACCTCAATGGCATCCATCCGCTCTGTAAGAGCTTTCTTCTCTGCCACAATCTGCTCGGTAGCCTTTTTGTCCAGTTCATCCTGACGAGTAGATATGTCCTCAGACCATTTGGTGATCTGCTCCGTTATCAAGGCATCAACTTTGCCTTTACTCTGATCCACCACATCCTTCAGTGCCTCAAACCCCTTACGCAGATCATCATAATTGGCCTTAGTATTATCTCCTAACGCCTTAATTTCTTTCTGAACTGCCTTAACTATATCTGGCTCGTGAGCCGGAGGGGCCGTTTTGTCCTCTCCTTCTTTAACTTCCCATGCCATAACAATTCTCCTTTATATATTTATTTGTTGTAAACTGTTGAGAATATCCTTCAACCCAGAATCTGGTTGAATAATATCCGAATTAACTTCCTTTAGACTATTCAAAATATCCAATAGTCCTTCCTCACTGACATTGCCCCTTGAATCCCTCAAGGTATGCTTACACAAGCTGATTATGTGCTGGGCATCCGCCTTAGAAAAGTGACCTGAATCCCTCAAGGCATTCTCTAATTCGCGCTCAGTTTTAGCTTGCTGTAAAAGCTGTTTTATTCCCGTTACATTCGCACCTAAATTAGCTGGGAATGTGACGAGACTAATTTCCCAAAGATCAACTTCCTTTAAATATCGTATATTCTTTTCTTCATTTCGTTCATATGTAACAGGATCATAGCCAATGGACAAACCTCTAATTGCTTTCTTTTTAAGTAGATGGTATGCCTTATCCCCTGATGGAATCTCCCGAATTAATTGTCCAACAACCCTCAATCCCTTTTTATCCTCAACTAACTCTTCCCAGGTGCCAATGGGATCACGAGAATCATGCTGATACAATAGAGCAATGCCAGTTCCATTCCGTCCGCCACGTTCTATGGTTTTCTTAAACGCGCCCGGCAAAACCACATCTCTATATGAATCGGGCTCTCCGCCAAATGTGGAACCATACCCCCGAAATAATCCTGACTCTTCTATTTCATCAGCTTTAACTGCAAATGGAACGTCTAAATAAGTTTTGTCCATTCTTTTAATCCCCCTTCGCTTTTTCAAACACAATAGCATTATCCTGATCTGGTAATGGCTTCAAATGCCGGTTATCCCCCATCCATATTTCTATAGGTATGCCGTCTTTAAAAGCTTCACAACATCCAGGAACATCCATAATTTGTTGATCTAAATGTTTACAGTAAATACATACAAAACTATAAACCGGAATATCATGTTCTTTATCTATTTCAAAACTCATCTCAATTCCCTTTTATAAAAAAACCAATCATATTTCTCTTCAATTAATGTCCATACTTTATGCCAATGTTCTGCACTCGCCTCAGATGGTATTATCTCATTAGCTAATATTTTTGCAGTGAACTCATCTCTTACAGATACTTCACAATCCCAAATTGCCCTTTGTATAGATTTAGAATCCACATCCTTTATTAATCTTGCTTTATGTAAATATTTTCTCCCAACCGCTCTTATTTCATCAAACTTAACTTTCTGCATAAATAAAATATCATCCGGAGAAAAAGAAATACCCGTTGGATGATTATGTGTAAATATAACTCCGTCCTCCCAACTTAATTTATTTACTTCTTCTGTTGTAAATCTAACAGAAGAAGCAGCACCTTTCCTTCTTAAAAGCTCAACTCCTTTATTATCAAATGCAATCGCAGTCTCAAATGAGTTTTCAACAATTCCTTTTTCTGCATGTTTAAGTATTTTCTCCATTGATACTTCCTCAGGCACATATGGTTTCAGTTCATCCATTCTTTTAACTGTATGATAGAGCAAAACACATCTACATAAAACGGTTTGATCAGGCCCGCCCGCTGGATCACCAGGATATTTCATCGGCATTCCACCAACTATAAATACTCCGTTTTCCGGAACCCTCTGCCCATCAGCAACAACATGATCCGGACGAGTACGCTTATCCAAAGAAGCGGACCATTCCTTTTCCATCTCAATTCGTGTACTTTTAATTGCCGTATCTACGCTATGCACCGCAGCAGTATGTGTCTCTGTTATTGCTATTGTCTTTGCCCTCTGTAATGTCGAAATCTTCCCTGTACTTCGAATCCTGGAAGCTATTTGTTTATGGGATTCTCCTTCCTGCATCCCTTTTTGAATAACTGATGCCAGCAATTTCTTTGACGTATTCTGCATCTTAGTAACCTTCATTGCTGTCTGCGCTGGAATCCATCTATTTAATTCGCTCCAGAATTCGTCCAACGGTGCTTTAACTTCCTCAGGAAACGCAATACCTTTACTACTATTAATAATTTTGTATGCCTTTTTTCCAAATACAGTAGCAGTACGTCGATAATGCAATGCAACTTTTGTCGCCAATCTATCCCTTTCCATATCGACCGCATGATACGCACCATCCAATACCCCTTGCTGAACCAATCTGGCACAGTTCATATACTGCCGGTTCAATATAGGCTTCAATTCACGTATATTTGCTGTCTCTAATCTCTGCATTAACCTTGCCATCTCAGCAATATATAACTGCCTTGCTCGTTTGTTCGTTATATTGATCACGCTTCAAAACTGCCATTCTTTGCTTTACAGTATGCTTTTGCCGCCGATTGAGTCCATATTTTCTTCTTGAATCTCAGCGCCTGGACTTCTGATTTTCCATCCTTAACACCAAAGATATAATCTATGCATTTTCCATCTACCTTACGATAACAATTTACTCTGGCAAAGCGTTCATATTTATCTGGTGACTGAAGTCTGCACGAAAACTCAGTTGGGTAAGGTTTGCTCTCTTCAAATTCATCATCTTTTTCTTCCCCGCAAGGCAACCCGAACATCTCATCTATTTCTTCATCTGTATACCCCTGCTCTAACAAATTCATCCGAGCCTGTGCTTCCTCTTCCTCTTCAGTCTCTTCAGTAATTTCCTCTTCTGACTCAGACGCCCCGGCCATAGAAAGCGGAATCATCGATGCCGGAACAAGAATTACATCTCCATTCTTAGTAGGTGGAAGTCCTACCATTTCCCGTTTCTCATTAATTTCTAAAAAGTCACTCTTCTCAGCCCGCTCCCATAACTTATCCCGCTTGGTTGCCAACGCTGGAATATCTTCCAAACAATAATCAATTGAAAACTCACTATCTTCATCAAATAACCAATTATTTAACTCATCTCTAAAATAATTAAGATAAAAGAAAACTGTATTTTCCCAGAAATATAATCGTGCCTCCATTCTATTATTAAATGTCGCATCCTGAATACCTAAAAGCTCTGGGGGAACCCCATACCCCATGGCAATCTTCCGCATGAGTCGAACATCACCTTCATTAAAATCTAAATCCTTAGGAGTCCATCCCCATGGTTCAGCTTTCGTCCCTGATTCACCAGATATAATCAAATTCTTACCAGCATTGGCCGCCCCAGAGTGCTGTTCAGCAAGATGTCGTTCCAACTTATCCATGTACTCTTCACCGACAGAACCAATCAGCGTAAATACCATTCCCGGGCGCCCATGATGATCCAATATTGACTTATTCCATTCTGTTGCAGAATTACTCGTATCAATTTCTCTTGCCGCTGACTCAGTAGCAGACGCCCCCCACCAATCATCTAATGGATGAAACGCTTTCAATTGTAAAATATCAGCCTGTTGAGTTATAGGATCAACTTCCCATCGCTCTTCTCTGCCATTAACTGTATATATAAATTCAGCTAATTGACCTGAACCTAAATCAAATTTCATTGAGAACCTATCCGGTCGATGGGAATATAATTCAAGTACCTTACCTTTATTTGGCCCAGTGGTTGGTCCAATCCGCTCAATAAATGCATTTCCGCACATAACTAAATAGGCTGTTGTTTTCAGCATAAGAAAAGCAAATCCCTCACCTGGATTTGGGCGTTTCAATCTCTTAGCAATATCTGTATCGGTTACCTCTTGTCTTTCATCATCTGAAATCCGTCTATATTGATTCCAAGTAACTGAAGCAACTGACTTGGCAATTTCATCAATGGCCTTATACGCAATTACATTTTTTAAATAGGTTTCATTTGCATAATTTTCATAATTCTTTGGTGTCCAGCAAACCCCACCAGCACCTCGAGGGGCGATTATACGGGATACACGACTTGCCTTTCCACGGCTAACCGTATCTAAAAAAGCGTTAAGTCCATTCCGGATTGATCCCCAGTTTACTTTCATTAGCTCAAGTCAATCCCATATATACGGCGTATTTCGTCATTACTTTCTCCACATAATCTCTAATTTGCTTTGAATCAGGATACTTGCCCCGCACAAGACAACGACGATCTGAAAGATAAAGGGCAACTTGTTTCCATTCAGTAAATTGTTGCTTCTCGAAATTAGCTATACGAATTGCGGCATTAATATACCCACGCCCTCCGTTATAGCTCGCCAAGGAGAATAAAATCTTATTCGCGTGTTCTGGAATTTCTGGAAAATGATCATACTGTTCTTTGAGATACGTGATCCCAAGATTCAGATTAACATCCGCACACCAAACATACGCAGGTTGCTCAAGCCTCTCCTTAGCAAGCTCTCTCGATATCTGCATTAATCCCATACAACTGGCAGAAGAAATAGCCTTGGCATCAAATCGACTTTCTTGCCATATTTGTGCTTTCACAATAAGCCAATCAATCTCAGGAAAGATATTCTCACATAAATATTGAATTAAACTATCATACCTATCTTCGTATGCTATTTTCATTGTCTATCCTTAAATCAAATCTGCCATTGAAAAAACAATTTACTAATCTCGTTAGCCAAATCCACTTGTTTCTCTTCAGGACCCTCAATCTTAATAAATCGAGTAGCAAAATCACAATCAACAATTATACAATTATACTTTTGTGCTAATACATTAATAGCAGTAATAAACGCCACTTCTATGTCTTCCGGTGCTGTATCCTCATGTATTGGCATAATCTTTCCCTTTATGGTGTCGTAACCAATACACCCGCTTTTATCAATCCGTCTATAATGCCGAGGGCACTATCCAAATTATTGGCCCCAGAAGTCATTGATCCAGTCGTTATAGTAGCGGTCCCGTTAGCGTCTATCATTACGGTAGTAAGTCCTTCTATCTCTCTTGTACTGTGGATAATTACTTTTGTTCCAGTCCCATCGAGATTAGTGTGAGAATATTTGTAGTCCGCTCCGCCCATAAGATTTGAACAAGCCGAAAACGTAAGCACTATCAATCCAATTAGTATAAATCTCATTTTTTATTTTTCCTTTTAATTGTAAATTACCACTATTTAGTACCGCATCCATGTAATGCCATTCCATGAATTACGGAGGGATCATTATGCCCACTACCAACTGAAACTCCAAGGACATTTAACTCAGCCATCGAAGTCCAGTTGCCGCCATTGACTTCACTCAAGGCCAAAAGTCTGATATATTGTCCGGTAACGGACGTGAAGTTGACTTCCTTTTCAAGTATGTCATTCACGAACGTATCTGAGGCTGTTGCATTCCCCCAATCAGAACCATTAGTGCTTATATAAAACTCATATTGAGCTACTCGGCCATTCTGCTGTCCATCTTGCCGAGGCAAATATCTGAATCCATCTATGTCATAAGAGGCCCCAAGATTAATCTGAATTTCATGAGGACATGGCGGGCTGGTTTCATTAAATTCCGTATGCCAGAAAGAAGTTTCATTACCGTCAAAGGCATTTGTGGCATTATTGCTCTCCGCGACCAGCTCCTCACTGTCTACATAATGGAGTGACCAGCCTGATTGTGATATTAAAGTACCAGTAGACTGTGCATAAAAATCCGACTGAGAACTATATCCATATCCAGCTGTATTCAAGGCATACATCTTAACGTAATAATGCTGGCCTGGATTTAATCCGGTCATGTTTGCGCTAAAAGCGCCTATTCCAAAGTTACCACTTTCTTCAGTCTTACTACTTGCAATCGTAGGGTTGCCGGTTGTATTCCAGCAGACACC